CCCACCCATAACCTTTCAATACTTGCGTATCGAATGAGCGTACTTCTTCCCGAATACGGTTAGTGTATTCATAATCTCTTACAGGTAACAAAGGGTACATGGCGAACGCCCAATCACGGAACTCAGCGATAGTATCCTTCATCTTAGCCTTGGCACCCTTGTCTACCCGAACCTTGGGCGGAACCGGCAGTGGCTTACCGCCATCCACAAAAGACATTACACCGTTGTCAATACGGAACGTCAGCGCCGCGCCATCATCGCGAGACGTAAAGTCTTTGGTCCACCGATTTTTTACCATATCATCAGGCAATGCCCACGTAGCTATCATATTGCTCTTGGCAAGATAGTAAGAGTTTCCATTCAACAACAAGAATTGTTTACCGTTGCGAATGGTGAACTTTAACGCTTGGGGTAAGTGTCTGTCTAAGAAACTATACCTACCGTTGTGTGCACCTTGACCTGTACCGTTACGCACTTTGATTGTCTCAGTACCGTCCTTGTGTTTACGCCACACGATTGGTGAAAGGTTAATAATATCTGCTTCGGTAGGTTTGCCTTCGGGTTTGCCACCATAACTATAACCACCAAACACGTCATCACCTGTGTGGCCCCCATCTGTCAGCACGTAGCAGTTGTTGTTTATCTTTTTGATCCGCTCCCACTTACGCGCACGGTCACCAAGAGGACGCACATCATCTTTTGCATGTCTGCCACGTAACGGCTTGATGCATTCGTAATGCGCAGCCACTCTGTCGAATGTAGTTAGATTTTGATTTTGCCAATATAAGGCCATTGTACTTCTCCATTTGTTGTTCGGGCAGATGCCCGAAAGTTGGTTTACTCTTGGTCTTCATCATCTTCCATAGGCTCGATTTGACCTGAGCCATGGCAATTATCACATTCGGTTATGTAATCTTCTAGGTAACCGTATGGGTTCGAGTGTGACATAGGAACCTCACGTTCATACTCGCACTCACCTTTGCCTCCACATTCGGGGCAATCAATCATATCCTTGTCCATCATAAGTCCTCCGACTGTACATGCACCGTCACACCGTGGTCGGGCTTGGCGTTCTTGTTATCCACAATCACCCACAACACTGGATGGTCCCACGTACCCCAACCACGGCAGAGGTAGCCATCTGTAAACACGATAGACGCTTGCGGCTTAATACCGTTCGCACTCATGTACTCAGGCACACAGGTCACATCTGTGCCACCACCACCCACAGGGTTTGTCTTGGTTGCCACTGTGTGCAGTTCGTCGTTGGTATACTTTTCATACCCACACACCTTGGTGTCCCAATAGCTTACGTGTAACTCGTCAGGCTTGACTGCTTCACAGATACCAACCAGTTCACTAATCATTATCTGTTGTTCGCGTTTGCCAATGGACCCCGACATGTCGTTGTGTTCGGCTATGCACTCAACTTGTTCTGAGATGCCACTCGGCATGTAGATACCAGTTCCCATGTAGCGTCTGTTAGGTTTCTTCCATGTCGAATAGTCGTTACCTGCACAGGTTGTTTGCACAAACTCGCGCAGTACTTCACGCCAGTCCACCTTGGGCTTTAGTAGTTCTTCCATGTCACGGTTGCCACCGCTGCCCATCTTACCTGCGACAAGAGAACCTTGACGTATGGCCTCGTCCACCTCGCGTTGTATCTCACGCTGTTCGTCGGGCGTCATGTCTTGCGCACCTTCCCAGTCATGTTCATCGAACCCTTCGGGATGCCCATCGTCAGGCTTGCCACCTTGCGGCTGATTGTTGGCCGCATCAGGATCATAGATATCCCAGAAGATTTTAGCTGTACCCCAACCCTTGTACTTAGGATCATAGCACCCACCCTCGGGCATCTTGACCCAACCACTTTGACCATACTCGTCCATAATCTTCTGGTTGATATCATAGTCCATTGAGATGTTAGAGGTACGCGGACATATCTTCCACAGGTGCGACCACGTTACCAAGTGACGATACATCTTGTGGAACACCTCGTGTATGATGACGAACCGTAGCTCTGCGTCGTTAAGAGATGCGACGAACGCTCTACCGTAAAACTCATCACGTCCATTGGTACAGGCTGTTGGCACCGTGTCGTCGATGCTACGTTCACCAATCATTAGTAGGCCCGATATCTCGGGGATGTGAGGCATGATATCAACGACCGCTTTGGATAGCCGTTGTTCCTCTGTAAGTTGTTTACCTATTGCTAACATTGTCATTCTCCTTTCGGGCACCTGCCCGAATTATCGTTTGTCTGCTGCGAACATGTAGTTGTTTGCCATTGCCCATGTGGTGAACTTCTTGTTCTGCATCACCATTGATTGCTTGCTGTACTTGGGTGCGCGTACGCCATTGGCGAACATACCCTGCGCTTCCACGTCCAGACGTGGCATGTAGTCCATCCACGCATTGAGCCATTCAGATTCAATGGACGCCAGTGTACGATACACAACCATACATATACCCGCTGCGCTCGTTGGTACCTTGGCGTTCTTCGGGTCATCTTTGATGGACTGTAGACTTGGCAGTTGGTCAGCCAGTTTCACAAACGCCATCAGGTCCATAGCACCACGGTCACCGATAGTACCCATCAGTAGAGCCGTTAGCGTCTGGTCATCGAACGCATGACGTTGGTGTAATATGTCAGACGCGGCGTGTAACGAACGCGGAGTACAAAACGCCATACGTTGTTGCTTGGGGTGGAATATGTATGGGTTCTCATCAGGGTCTTTCACATCCTCAAACGATGCGAGGATATGCGGGTTGTCTTTGACCCAACCAAGTAGGCTATGGTCAATACCGTTGTTGATACCCCATGCGATCCAATCCATATGGTCGGTCTTGCGTACCTGTACAATGGACACACGGTTACGTGCATGTGGTAGTAACATGTCACCCACACCCTCGGACCCCTTGTTAGTCGTCGCGTACACAATGCTATCGGGATGTAGCTTGATGCTACCCACCGTACGTTCTTGCATGACACGCAGCAGCGCGTTCTTGACCGCGGGGTTGGCCTTGCCTAACTCGTCAATCATAAGGATGACCGGCTTACCCAGATGCGCACCCAGTTCTTCGTTAGGTACAAAGGTCACATACCCTTGCTCGTTCATCACCGCCATGTTGGGCAGGTTCAAGTCACCCAAGTCTTTTGTGGTGCAGTCAAAGTAACATGCTACGTGTTCAGGTAGGTCAGCCGCCAAGGTGTGCAGCGTAGATGATTTACCGTTACCGATGTCGCCCTGCATGAGGATGGTACGTTTGTTACCCACCGCTTTGATTGCAGCGACACACTGGTCAAGATTAAGGGCATACATTTGTTGTGCGTTATTCATTGTCATTCTCCATAGTTTCGGGCATCTGCCCGAATGTTAAAGTTAGTATCCAAGGCCATAACCAAGAAGTAGTAGGGCATAGCCCCCGCCGAATATGGCGAGGACTGCGAGTAGTTCACAGATAAATGTTAGAAAGTTTTTCATTACATGTCCAAACTTGGTAGGGCTGCGATAGCAGCGGTTACTTTGTTGCGCGTATCTTCACGCAGGGTCGGGCTGTTCTTAATCTGGTCAAGGTTCAATCCATGTATTGCCTGTTCCAGTTGGCGACGCATGGCTTCCATCTGGGTATCTTGTGTTATGTTACACGTACCCAACATCTCGGTCAGCTCGATGGCTCGGTCAAACACACTGTCATACAGACGGTTGCCCTTGCCTTCCTCGTTCACGTCCAGTTGACGCGCCAAGGTGGTCAGGTTGTCGTGTAGCTTATGCCATAGGTCATTCATCGCAGACTGTATGGCTTTTGTGTAGTGTGTTTCATACTGCGTTTGCAGCGTGACCATGGCCTCGTTGCCAATGTCGATACGAAAGTCACCGCTGTCGGGCAGTGGGATGTACGACACGCGGAAACCAAACTTGTCTCGTAGGCTGTCACGTGTGGGGTACTCGTCACGGTTGAACATGTCACCCAGTTTGGCTTGGGCTTGCATTATCTTCCATTCGTACACGGTGAGGAACTCGTCAACCAGACGGTTGAACTCGTATTGTAGGTCGGTCATCACCTCGTTGTATCTGAAGTATTGAGCCGTTGTGAGTAGGCGCGAGCCATTGTCAGACCATGGCATGGTCATGCTGTAGTGCATGTTGCGAACGTTAGCGGCAAACTTTTGGACGGCTGTTAGCTCGTCACAGTCACCTAGTAAGTTCTTAGACACATTGGCTACACCCTTGGCGGCATAGTTCATGGTAGTGATATCATCACTGGCCTTGCGGTCTTTCTTACGTGCAGTCCATACAGACGCATTGAAGTCCACAATCATTGCCGCTGAACTTATTGACGGTGCGGTGGCCGTTGGGGTTTCAAGTAATTGGTTCATAGTCAGTCTCCATTGGTTGTTCGGGCAGATGCCCGAAAGTTGATTAGCGGGTCTTTTGGTTAAGGTGTAACAAGTCAGACTTGTTGGTGACGCGGGTGTACCCTTGCTTGGGCAGTGGTACGATACACCAACCAAGTCTTTGCTCCTTGGCTTGGAAGTCTCCACAGTCCATACAAAAGTTGTACCCTAGTTGGCGGCGGCGGTACGAGTACTCGTTGCCACACGAAAAACAGGTCGCTTTCTTCATTGTCATAGTCTCCATTTGTTATTCGGGCAGATGCCCGAAAGTTTCGGTGAAGGTCACAAGACAAGCTCTACATGTCATTGACCGTACATATAGTATAGACTAATTGTCGTAACATGTCAAGTAATTCAGTTTAGTGGTGTATGGTTGTATGTACCACCATGTAACGTTGTCATGGTCTGTAAGTGGTTGATATTAAACCAATGTCCCGAAATAGCATTTGTACCGTAATGATATACTTAGATTTATGAAGGGTGTTTTAGGCCAGAGACCCCCTCTCACTCTCTCCAATCCCAAGAAGATATATATATATAAATAAACGGTACAAATGGTACTTAGTATAAAAATCAATAACTTAGACCCAATTTGCAACGGTACATTGGCGGTACAAACGGTACATTGGTTTGTTTTCAATGACTTAGACGCGTAGAGCTACTCAGGTTACTGGTATCATTGCTTTCGGGCAGTTGCCCGAAATACCATCCGGTGACATCCTATGGGCAACACTGGTGGTACAGTGACAAAACGTGTTACGCGTAGAGCTACTCAGGTTACTGGTATCAGGAGTTTCGGGCAGATGCCCGAAAGTTAGGCACAAAAAAAAGGGGCAACCCGAAGGCTGCCCCTGTAACTTGTTTTGATTAGAAGTTGTATTTGGTGCGAAGCGCTTTGATATCAGCGATTGCTTCCGGTGCATCAAACCATTCTGGCAGGCCATCGCCTTGGATGATTTTCTCGGCCGTTTCAATCGCGACTGCTAGGCGCTCGATTGCCTCTTTGCGGTCTGCCGCGCCACCATACGCGTCGGGGTTTGCCAGCTTGTCCTGCGTAGTAAGACCGCGACGGATGGTCTTTAGCAGCTCAGTCTTGCGGTCCTGCAAAGCTTTGCGCGCTGCCTTTTCGGCGTCGGTTGCATCCTTTGGCAGCTTCACCGCAAGTTGCGAGCGCTCGGCCGCAGTGTAACAAATCATGGCAGCAATCGCGCCGCGCTCGGCGTACTGCTCGGCACTGGCAGTGCTTTCACGGTTCTTGTGTGAAAGGTAATCCGAAGGCAGGATGCCAGCCGCATACATGGCCGCATAGGTGGCAGCTAGCTTGCCTTCGGCCGCATGGGCCGCTTTCATTCCGCCCGCCTCTAAAGCGCTGATAGTATCGACGCCAAGCTTCGCGCCAGTGGTCTCAAGGTCTTTGATGATTTTTGAAATTGTCATTTTATTTACTCCTAAATCCGGCTATCCGTTTTGGCGTTCCGGTAAGATTATATAAGCACGACTGGTTGGCATTGTAAAGCACTATCTAACACGTTATGGCATTAAATGTTACATTCGGGCAGATGCCCGAAAACCCGAAATGGCCGCGCATACCCCATGGGCACCCCCCGCGCTGTCTAATGTGACTCCGTGCTGTCCTCTGTAATACTAATACGCTCAAATGAATTGCTATTTTTTGAAAACCCCCCACCTCTTTTTGAAAACCCTTGTCAAAAAATTTTTTGTACTCTACTATTCCGTTATCGGTTAACAACCTGCGACGTAATATGACAATGAACGCCATTCCAGAGATAGGGGTTCCCCTAGAAGATGAGGTAAAAGCCATACCTCTACCCGAACGTGCGTCCGCCCTAGCTAAAACAGTGGATGAGTTGGAAAAATACGGCGCAAATCTTGAACCAGATGAGGCAGACAAGGAAGTAGCTGCTACTTTAGCTACATCATATGCCCAAAACCCCGACAAAACGTCTACAAAGGTGACCACAAAGCGTGCTGCCACCCTAACACCTGCGTCTATACGTCTAACAAACAACATAATCGAAGAATTTAACCATTCTGTGGTCGAATCTTCTAAACAATTACGTAATTTGGTGACAAACAAGCTCATTATTGAGAGTGAGAACCCTGATCCCCGCGTACGTATGCGTGCTATTGAGCTTTTGGGTAAGATTTCAGACGTAGGGCTGTTCACAGAGAAGTCTGAAGTCACTATAACTCATCAAACAACTGATGATATAAAGGAAAAGCTGCGTATTAAGCTCGCAAAGCTGGTAAATCCACAACCAGAGATAGAAGACGCTAAGATTATAGACGATGATGTCATAGACACGGACAAAGAATTTGGATTTGATGATGACTGAAGGGCTACACTTCAGCGAAACAGAAATCGAACAAATGCTCGCCAACCTCGACGCCTTTTCACCGGATGAGGTCGAGGAGATTGACCGGATGGTGGGCGAACTATCCACCAGAAATGAGAATAAGAGGGCATATGACGACCTTATAGAGTTTTGTAAGCTAATGATGCCCGATTTTATAGTGGGCAAACACCACCGTATACTGGCGGACATGCTAATGGGTATTGAGCGCGGTGATAAAGACCGTGTTTGTGTGAATATACCCCCTAGACATGGTAAGTCGCAACTTGTTTCTATATTCTATCCGGCGTGGTTTCTGGGTAGGAACCCTAATAAGAAGGTTATGATGGTGTCTCACACCACTGATCTAGCGGTAGACTTTGGACGTAAAGTGCGTAACCTTATAAATACAGACGAGTACCGTTCTATATTTCCTACAGTACAACTAGCACAGGATAGTAAGTCAGCAGGACGATGGAACACGAATGTAGGAGGAGAATACTATGCGTGCGGTATTGGGTCTGCTCTTGCTGGTCGCGGTGCTGACCTCCTGCTCGTTGACGATCCCCATTCCGAACAAGATGTCATTAACGGAAATTTTGAAGTCTTTGAAAAAGCATACGAATGGTTCACCTTCGGAGCGCGTACACGATTAATGCCGGGAGGCCGTGTGGCTATCATCCAGACCAGATGGCATATGGATGACCTTACGGGACGTGTTGTACGTGACATGTCACAGAACGAGCGTTCAGATCAATATGAGGTTGTAGAGTTTCCGGCAATTTTAGCTACGTTTAACAAGAAGACTAAGAAAGAAACACAAAAACCACTATGGCCTGAGTTCTTTGACCTAGAGGCGCTACTACGTACCAAAGCGTCGATGCCTACGTTTCAGTGGAATGCGCAGTATCAGCAGCAGCCCACCGCAGAAGAAGCCGCTATTGTCAAACGAGAGTGGTGGCAAGAGTGGACGCATGAGGAACCACCTTCATGTGAATATGTTATCATGTCTCTTGACGCCGCAGCCGAGAAACATAACCGTGCAGACTACACAGCCCTTACCACATGGGGGGTATTCTTGAACGAAGAGACTAACGCGTACAATATTATATTGTTAAATAGTATAAAACAGCGTATGGAGTTTCCAGAGCTTAAACAGCTTGCCATGGAAGAATATGGAGACTGGGAACCAGATTCGTTTATAGTGGAGAAGAAAAGCTCTGGCGTGGCTTTGTATCAAGAGATGCGGCGTATGGGGTTACCTATATCAGAGTACACTCCTCATAGAGGGTCTGGAGATAAAACGGCGCGACTTAACTCCGTAGCAGATATAATAGCGTCTGAACTTGTATGGGTTCCGCAGACCCGTTGGGCGGAAGAAGTAGTAGAAGAGATTGCAGGATTTCCATTTATGAGTAATGATGACCTTGTAGACTCTACGGTAATGGCCCTCATGCGCTTTCGGCAGGGGGGATTCATCCGTTTGCCTACTGATGAACCTGAAGAAGAACGGTTCTTTAAACAACGCCGAGGCGGGTATTACTAGGGGATTTAGTTATGGCTATTGAAAAAGCACTATATAAAACACCAGAAAGTCTTGAGGACGGTCTGGAGGGTGTGGAAGAAATGGATGTCTCTGAGTTAGAGATTGAAATTGTTGACCCAGAAGCAGTTACACTAGCCGACGGTAGCATGGAGATCACCATAATCCCCGGTGACGAAATGGATTTTACTGAGTTTGGTATGAATCTAGCTGAAGTTCTTGATGAATCACATCTAAATGAGTTGTCTGACGAACTCGCGGGGCAGGTAGCTTCTGATATTGAAGGCCGAAAAGAGTGGGCGGATACGTTCGTTAAAGGTCTGGATGTTATAGGGTTCAAGTACGAAGAGCGTACCGACCCGTGGGAAGGCGCTTGCGGAGTTAACTCTACTGTGCTCGCAGAAGCAGCCATCCGGTTTCAAGCAGAGGCTATGTCAGAGACTTTTCCCGCATCTGGACCAGTAAAAACAAAGATTCTTGGAGAAGAAACTAAAGAAAAAGAAGAAGCCGCAGGTCGTGTTAAGGCTGACATGAACTACGAACTCACTGAGAATATGATTGAGTATCGTCCAGAGCACGAACGACTACTGTACAGCCTTGGTTTGGCTGGTTCAGCCTTTAAAAAGGTGTATTTTGACCCCAATCTAGGGCGTCAAGCAGCTATTTATATATCCGCAGAAGATGTGATTGTGCCTTATGGCGCGTCAAATATCGAGTCCGCAGAACGTGTAACACACGTAATGCGTAAGACTAAAAACGAATTGAAGAAATTACAGGCCGCAGGTTTCTATAGAGATGTAGAACTTGGGGAGCCAGAACCGTACCACACGGACATTGAAGAGAAGAAAGCCGAAGATGGTGGCTATTCTCTAACAAACGATGACCGATACGCCGTTTATGAAATACACGCCGACCTTCTTATTGAGGGTATTGATGACGACGATGAGATTGCCCGTCCCTACGTTGTCACTATTGAGCGTGGCAGTGGCGAAGTGCTGGCGATCCGTAGGAACTACGAGGAGGGTGACCCACTCACACTCAAACGACAGCACTTCGTCCACTATGTTTACGTGCCGGGATTCGGGTTTTATGGCCTTGGATTGATCCACATTATTGGTGGGTACGCCCGTGCTGGAACTTCCTTGATACGACAGCTTGTTGACGCGGGTACGCTATCGAATCTCCCCGGTGGGTTAAAGTCGCGTGGGCTGCGTATCAAGGGAGACGACTCCCCGATCAATCCGGGTGAGTTCAAAGACGTAGACGTACCGTCAGGGTCTATCCGTGATAACATCATGCCGTTGCCCTATAAGGAACCTAGTCAGACGTTGCTAGCCCTACTGAACCAGATCACTACCGAAGGTCGTAGATTGGGCGCTATTAGTGACATGGACATCTCTGACATGTCCGCTAACGCTCCTGTAGGTACAACACTGGCACTTCTGGAACGCACATTAAAGCCAATGGCCGCGGTGCAAGCCCGTGTGCACTACGCGATGAAGCAGGAGTTTAAGCTCCTAAAAGCCATTATGTCGGAGTATGCCCCTACAGAGTACGCAT